AAAGAAGTTACTTGAAAATGAAGATATTCTATCAGGAATTACAACACCAATTTCAGGAAGTACATTTTTTGATAATAATAGTGGACATACTTTTGGTGATTTAAGTATTGATGTATTAGATAACGTTTTTCACGACCCAATATTTGACAATTACTTAGGACTTAAACATAGTGAAAAAACCGAATTAGGTGTTCACCCATTCTACGATGCTATATTCCACCAAATTATTCATGATTACACATTTTATGATGTTAATGACGTTGCTTCATATTATGATAGAACACAACCTAATAAAGGACACTACAGTAGGGTTAGAAAAAATAAAAATTTAAGATATTACACCAATTGGATTAAAAATAATGAATTAAGTTTAAGAACTGAAAGTTTTTACACGTTACTACCATCTGACGGATCAAATGCGTTAGAAAATTATGATGGTGTTTTTTCAAAAGACGAACAAAGTTCATTTAGAGTTATTTGGAATTCAGATGAAAAAATAACTAAAGATTATAGTGGTGTTACATTTAACGGACCAAATGAATATCTTTTAAGTTTAGACACATCTGAAGAAAGAAGTAATTTAACCGACAATAGTTTTTATTTAAGTGGAACATATCGTAAGGTAATGGATTTAATTGCAACATTTAATCATGAGGTATTAGAATCATTTGAAAATTATTTTTTAGAATTCGCTTCCGACAGTCAAAATGTTGAAGTAAAAACATACTCGTTTGAAACACTTTTAGAAGAAGATAATAAACGACATGAAGTAAAGTATCAAAATTTCCAAGAATTATTAAAAGATATTGTTACTGTCCCAATTATTAGTAATGACGAAACCGACCATGAGGTTATCATTGGTTCAATTAGAGAACAACAAGAAATTAAATTAAAGAGTATAACGAAAGATTTACTTAGTTCTGATAATATGATTAAAATCACTATTGCAAATCCAAGAGAAATGAATAGTCACATATTAGAAGGGTTTAGTGGTAACAATCCGAATACAACATTATCATATGAAAAGTTTGAATCTTCACAAATAACAACAGGTACAACTGTTGCGTTAGAATATACACCAGGAACTTCGGAGTACTTTAAACTATATGTGGGTGAAGATTTAGATGGTAATTATTTGAAATTTTTTACAATTTGTGATGTTGAATTTAGTGAAGAAAATATAAAAAGGTTTAGACCTTTAATTTACATTTTTGCTGGCGGATTTAAAGCTAATAAATTCACAACAAAAACAGGATTTAAAGAATACTTGGTTACTAATATGTTAACACCATATTTGACTAATTTTGGTACATACCTGATTCAATTTATAATAAAATTAAATGATATCACTTTTAAAGGTAAAGGAAATCCACTAAACGCTTTAGACCTTAAGGGTTTTAATAACGATGCTACCAAATTAGATTTATACAATTATTTTAAATCATTCAATGACAAATGGGCTTCAGGTAACTCAATTGGTCAAAAATCAATGTTGGAAGAATTTTTATTTTTAGATAGGGCAAATAGAGATATTGGTGATTTAGCATATATCGATATAACCAAATTAATAGATTTAGAAATGACAGAAAACGGTTCTATAGATTTATATAGTGTTTGTAATATGTTAATTGGTGATAATCAAGGTTTTGACATGAAACCAATGCCTGCATATGTTAATTTTTACGGAACAAATTTTTCAGGGTCCAAACAAAAAATCAAATCATCTAGAGAGGCTGCAAGTTCGGTTTTCGGAACATTTTTAGATGTTGACTATGAAGAATCGTCACCTAAAATTATAATTCAATATATTAATACAACTTCTAAAAATCCGGATTTATCAGATATTAGTCCTGATTATAAATTCAATGATGACAGTCATGATATTGGTAGTAATGTTAACAACCCTATGATTTTAACTAACCCTGAAATTTTCTCAGCTGAAAATATGGCAAGGTCAAATAAAGTCGTCGCTTTTGATATTAGTGTTGGTGACCAAAATCAGGGAATTTTTAAAGGAGTTCAAGTATCTCAAGATACAATTAAGAACACAACTGAAACCTTTAAGATTTATGAAAATATGGGTCGTTCAGCAACAGGTGCCGCGGCTTATCAAATTGATAGTAATCTATATGAGGTATATAGACAAGCATCATATAGTTGTGAAATTACAATGATGGGTTGTGTCATGATTCAACCAACGATGTATTTTTATCTAAAAAATATTCCAATTTTTAAGGGAACATATTGGATAACTGAAGTTAGTCATAATGTTAAGGGTAATAAAATCACCACTAATTTTAAAGGTACTCGTATCCCTAAAGAAGCATTACCAACATTTGAAGATTCATTCACATCTAGTTATAAATCATTGTTTGATAAAATAACAATGAATGCTTTAACTAAATTTAAACAAGAAACGGCACCAAAACCAACCACCGAACAAACAATAACCACACCTAACGGTACGGGTACAATCGATAATGGAAATACAATACCAAACAATGATGAGAAATTAGAATTGGATAAGGATTTAGATTTATATGGTATTCCATTTAACGGGTATAAAAATATTAAAGGAATACAAAAAGTTACATATAAAGGTGAAAGTTTTTATAAGGCTAAAGCTGTCAGAATGGGAAGTAAGGATAACGTATTACAAGATTCAAATGAAATGCAGATTATTAATAAATTAGTTAATCGACAAGTTCTTGGTAATTACAATTCTATGATTACTTCAATTAATACAGGTAAAATTTTATGGGAAGATATTAAGGATAGTAAAAATCTATTCTACTCAACCAAATTTGATATAACCAATAAAAAATTATCAAATATGAATGTTGCGGACTTTATTGTTAATGCAACAACGGTTTTCTTAAATCCAGATGGTGATAACGGTAAAGGTATTAGAGTTAAAATAGACCCAACCCCAAATACTGAAATGATAAGTAAAACAAATATAAGTGGTGCGGTTAACATTGGACCCGATTCTGACACATATGGTATTTCATTATCTAATGAATTATTCAAACAATTAGGTATCAATAACGGTGACTTTGTTTATTTTAAATTGGTTTAAATGAATATTAATAAAACTTAGGATATTTATACATATAAAAGAACATTATGGAAAATAATAAAATAAACGACGCAATGGACCAATTTTTAAGTCCTAAACAGACTAAAAGAACGTCAAGTGATGGTATGGAAAGAGAAGAATGTGATTTAATGACGGGAGAATGTTACACAATTAGAGAAAAAGACGGAATTGTTGAAAGAATAAATAAAAAATATGTTACCAACGATGGTAGACAATTATTACAAGATTAATACTATGTTAGAGCAAAAACTACAAGAAGAATTAAATCGTTATAAAGCCATTAACAAATATGGTAAAACGATGATAATGGAACAAGACGTTCCACCAGCACCTGAAGCACCTGTTGAAGACCCATTAGCGGCACCTCCAGCAGACGCAGCGGCGGCGGACGCACCATTAGGTGGAGATGTACCACCAGCACCAGATGCTGGTATACCACCCGCTGACGGTGGAATGCCACCGGCTCCCGACGCAATGGGAGGAGACTCAACAGAAGAAATTGATATTACAGACTTAGTTGATATGACCAAAAGTATCAAAAAAGATTTAGAGGATAAACAACAAGACCAAGGAAACCTTATTGGTAAGATGGATGACGTTTTTTCTAAATTAGGAGAACTTGAAGTTAAATTGGCTCAAATGGACCAATTGGTTTCAAGAATTGACCAATTAGGATCTAAAATTGATGAGGTAAAACCTAAAAGTGAAGTTGAAAAATTGGAAATGCGTTCTTTGGATTCATATCCATTTAACGAAAAACCACAAGAATTCTTTGCTCACAAACAAGGTGAAATGAGAGCAAGTGGTAAAAACGAATATGTTTTAACTAAAGATGAGGTAAGTAACTACCCCGTTGACCAAATAAGAAAATCATTTAATCCGGAAACTGAAGAAGATGAATTTAAGTTCTAATGTAAATTTCTTTTTGGGGTTACAAATGCAACTTAAGGTTAATCATTGGCAAACCAAAGGGTTTGCTCGTCATAATGCTTTTGGGTCTACATTTGATGAATTACTTGAATTGGTAGATAGGTATGTTGAAGAGGCTATGGGAAAGTATGGTCGTTTTATATTAGACGACGAAACTAAAACCATTGAATTGGTAAATCTATCTGAATTAGATATGAAAGGATTTATAAACACATTAAGAGAAGCATTAGTACAATTTACATCACAACTTGACGAAACAGACACAAACCTATTAAACATCAGAGATGAGATTTTAGGTTTGATTAATAAACTAGGATATTTATTAACATTAGAATAAAAACAAATATAATATGCAATCAGGTTCAGCAGCAAGAACAGCGTCAAATACCGCCACGGGTTCATTATCATACATAGATGGTTTAATAACCTCAGCAACGGCACAGGGATTATATCAAATTACAATAGACCCTAGATATATTAACGAACAAATTTTAACCACATTGGATAATTACGGATATAAAGTAAGTACCAAAAATAATTTCATGGGTACAAACAACGATTACGTTATTAGATGGTAATTTAAGACTTTTTAAAAAAACTTGAACCCGGATTTCGTAATTCGGGTTTTTTTATTTATAATTTACTATAACAGTTTTATAAATAAAAATTCTTAATTATGTCAACATTTGATGCAGTACTAGCACAGTACGAGAAAAACAAAAACGCCACAAGTGGCAATTCTAACAAAATGTCCTCAGAGGACAGAATGAAGCGTTATTTCACTACCGTATTACCTAAGGGTTCTAAGGGAGAAGAAAGACGTATTCGTATTTTACCTACAAAAGATGGTGGTTCACCATTTGTTGAGGTTTATTTCCACGAAGTTCAGGTGGATGGAAAGTGGGTTAAATTATATGACCCTAAACAAGAAGGAAAACGTTCCCCATTAAATGAGGTTCATGACAGTTTAATGCAAACAGGAGTTGAGTCTGACCGTGAATTAGCACGTAACTACCGCTCTCGTAAGTTTTACATTGTTAAGGTTATCGACCGCGACCATGAAAACGACGGGGTTAAGTTTTGGAGATTTAAACATAATCACAAAGGTGATGGTGTTATTGATAAAATCTTCCCAATCTTCCGTAACAAAGGTGACGTTACAAGTCCTGAAAATGGACGTGACTTAATCTTATCTTTAACTTTAACAAAAGCAGGAACGGGTAAAGAATACACAGTTATTAATTCAGTATTAAATGACGATTCAAGTGTATTACATTCTGATAGTGACGTTGCTAAAGCGTGGTTAGATGATGAGACAGTTTGGTCTGATGTTTATTCTAAGAAAGGTGAAGATTATCTTGAAATGGTTGCAAATGGCGAAGCTCCACGTTGGGACACAAACCAAAACAAATGGGTTTCAAGTAACAACACAACTGGTGAGGAAACAATCGGAAATGTAAAATCATCTACACCTGTGGTTGACCCACAAGCGGATGATGACACAGATAGTGAATTACCATTCTAATTAATTTAAGATGTTCCCGACACCAATGTCGGGAACATCATTTTAAAAAACAACAACATGGCAGGTATAAAAAAAACAGACTTTTCTGCAATTAAGAAGAAATTCTCTAAAGAGGCCGAATATAAAGCAGACCGTTTCTTTGATTTGGGTGATGCTTTCTTAGATGCAACGGGTATACCCGGTCCTGCAATGGGACACATCAATATGTTATTAGGACATAGTGATACGGGTAAAACAACGGCACTTGTAAAGTCAGCGGTAGATGCACAAAAGAAAAACATTGTTCCTGTGTTTATTATCACAGAACAAAAATGGAGTTGGGACCACGCCGAATTGATGGGTTTCGATAGAAATGGAGATTATCTTTTTAATAGTGATTTTGAATATATTGAACAAATTACAGAATATATCAATGAATTATTAGACGCACAAGAGAAAGGAGATTTACCTCACGATTTATTAATTCTTTGGGATTCAGTAGGTTCAGTTCCTTGTAAAATGACTTACGATGGTAAAGGTGGTAAACAACACAATGCGTCGGTATTAGCTGACAAAATTGGAATGGGTATCAACCAACGTATTTCAGGTTCAAGAAGAACAGATAAACCTTATACAAATACATTAATCATTGTTAACCAACCTTGGGTAGAATTACCTGACAATCCTTTTGGACAACCTAAGATTAAAGCAAAAGGTGGAGAAGCAATTTGGTTAAACTCAAGTATTGTGTTCTTATTCGGTAATCAAAAAGGTGCGGGTACAACTAAAATCTCAATCACTAAAGATAAGAGAAAAGTTAAAATTGCAACAAGAACAAAAATCTCTATCATGAAGAATCACATCAATGGTTTAGGATATGAGGATGGACGTATCTTGGTTACATCCCACGGATTTATGGGTGGAAGAGAAGAAGGAGAAGAAAAGAAATCTCTTGAAGAATACAAAAAAGAATGTGGAGAATACATCAGTAAGATGTTAGGTGTTAGTGTTACAGACATCGCAGACGTAGAAGTTGTAACAGAAGAGTCAGACCTATAAAATTTTTTAATGTCCGTTTTACTTGTTGATGGAGATAATTTACTTACGATTGGTTTTTATGGTGTCAAGAATATGTTCTATAAAGGGCAACATATTGGAGGAATTTATCATTTTCTCAATACTCTTAGGAGAACGTTTGAGTTATATCACTTAGATAAGATAGTTGTATTTTGGGATGGATTTGAAGGTTCTCAAAATAGAAAAAAAATCTACGTTCATTATAAAGAAAATAGACGGCAAAGACTTAGGTCTGAAGAAGAATTAAGTTCATACTCATACCAAAGAGAACGAGTTAAACAATATCTCGAAGAGTTATTTGTGAGACAAGGTGAGTATGAATTTTGTGAAACAGATGATAGCATTGCTTATTATACACAAAACTCACCTAACGAAAAGAAAATCATTTATTCATCTGATGGAGATTTAACACAATTAGTGTCAGATAATACGGAAATTTATAATCCGTCTCATCACAAATTATACAAACAAAATGATACGATAGTTTACGACCACGAAGAAATCTTAATTGAAAACGTTAAGTTAGTAAAAATGATGTGTGGTGATTCCTCAGACAACATTGCAGGAATTAAAGGAATGGGAGTTAAGAAATTCATCTCCTTATTTCCCGAAATCAGAACCGAAAGAATATCTGTTCAACAAGTTAAAGAAAGGGGTAATCTCCTTTTTGAACAGGACAAACACAACAAATTAATTGCAAATTTATTAACAGGAGTTACAAAGTACGGTGTATTTGGTGACGAGTTCTTCGACGTAAACAATCGTATTGTTAGTTTGGATGAACCCTTTTTGACTGACGAGGCAATCGAAAATATTACATTGTTAATAAATGAATCGTTAG